CTACTTCTTCTACACCTTCAGGAAGGATGCTAGGATCAATACTAATAGGAAACTTGTTGCCACCAAAAAGAACTTCAGCAATTTGACCATAAGCTGCAAGTGTTTTTGTTTTTGTAACTTTAACAAATACACGAGACTTTTCTGTAGAAGTAAACTGAACATCGGGACCATAGATACCCCGATAGTTACGGTAAGCTTGAATCCACCGTTCTTCATCCAAGTTACGAGCTGTTTCAGCTTTACTGTATTTGTCTTTTACAAATTGGACAATTTGACCTGTGATAGGATCAGAGTAATCTTCTTCGTCAACATCTTCAATAGCAGATGTTTCCTCTATGTCCATCTCGTATCCCATTGATTCAAATTCTTCTTCCATATTCTATCCTTAATATCCAAAAGTGGGGTCTGATGCCTGAAAACCAGTTCTTTGTGATGACGGATCAAAATCAAAGATATTGCTTCTAGGTCTAGTCATTATACCATAACGTAAAGCATCATACAAGTGATCTTCTGCATGTGTGTCTACATCTTCTGGATTATTTTTATCAAGAGGTAGACTTGGTATCTGTGCTATACTCTGAGTGCAGGTACTAAAGAAAACCATCCTAGGTTCTTCTGTAAATTCATCTACCTGCAATCGTCTGTGTATTTCGTTCTTACCTGCGACACGGGAACCCTTAGATCTATCTGAAGGTCTCCATCTGCAACCTTTTAAGATCATCTGTTCTGCAAGGCTAGGGCCAGTATCACCACGATTATGCCACAAAGAAGAGTCAAGAACTCCATACCGTATCTTCTCATTAGCCTCGTCTTCAATTTCTAAAATCATGTCAGCTAAGTCTGTAGCTGTGACTTTAGATACATATAGTTCTCTGTAGACTACTAACTGCTCTGACCCAGGAACTACAGTAAACCAAAGAACCCCAGTGTAGGAACCGTAACCGTAGTCACAAGCTCTGAAACGTATCCAGTTACTTGGTATGTCGTATGGGTCAACAACATGGATACTTCTGTTAAACTCTGGGAAAGCTGCTCCTTCGTTAATATCCCAGTCACCTTCAAGCAACTGTCTTCGTTGATGCTCAGGCAAAGATAATAGGTTGGCTTCATAGAGTCCATCGTCCGAAAGGTAGGGGTTGTCAAAGAGGGTGGCTGGGATGAACTTCCGTTTAAACAGTGGCTCACCCTCTCGACTATGACCTCTCGGCCAAGTAATCACATCTCCGTTTTCGTCAGTGGCGTAGAACGACTGGTTTGGAGTCTGAGGGTCGATGAATGTTCTTTTCACCCACTGATGCCCTGGGCCACCAGGGTTGCTTGTTGCTCTCATATACAGTGGCAAACCTGATGCCTTTGTAGTACGGAGACGTGATCTCATGTAGTTCCATGCATAAGGTGTAGGCCACTGTGTAAGTTCGTCAAAGCCAATCCAGTTAAAAGCTTGACCTTGGTATCTCATAACGTCATCATCTCTGTCAAGATATGACATCCACAATGTAGCACCTGATGGAGCTACCCAAGTCTTATCCCTTTCCATAAACTTAATTCCAGGAATAGCCTTGGGATAAAGTTGCTTACTTACCGATATAAGTTCTCTAAGTTCTTCTGTGCTACGACGAACAAGTAGCATTCTCGCATTTGGGTTCCCCAAGTAACGTACAGGGTCGGCAACCATTGCATAGGATTTTCCACCACCAGCAGCACCTCCATAAAGAACCTCCTGTTCAGTTGCAGCTAGAAAACTTGTTTGAGGTCCAGGGTTTGGTTCAAAGATTACTTCTTGGGCTGCTTGTTCAAAATCTAACTCTTCAGGCTTGGCTTGAGCTGGAGTCGAAATACTCTTTTTGTCCGAGGAGTCTGCCTTCAAGCCTCTCCGCCTTTTCGAGGGCTTCTTTGTACCTTTGGGCGAGGTAACGTTGAGTTGCAGCTTCTGTCTTACGTTTTTGCTCAATTTTAACTCTCTTATATAAACCTACGTGGGAGATGTATCTGCCAGATTGTGAACTAAGCCAAGCTGCTACTTCTCTGTAACTGTATTGTTTTAAAAACTTCTTAGCCAGTTCAAACATTTCTAGTTCTTCTGGGATCGGTAGTAGTATATCACAATCATCTGGGTCTTGTCTATAGCCAAATGGTACATGACTTCCTAATCTTACTACGGGTTTCCAGACATATTCATCACCTATCTTTTCAGGTTTAGGTAGAGTCCAAGTCTTATTCGTCTTCATTATCTTTTTGTGGCAGAATAAACAGTGGACTTGCAGCAGAAACTTCCACTTTCTCTGTCTTCGTAAATCCACTACGATCTAGGACATCTTTTGCAGCTGCCATTTTTTCTTTATTCCCTAAATCTGTTGGGCTATTCATAATTTCAAACATAGAATATGCAGCTTTAGTTGCAGAAGAAGCAATAAACTTCTTTGTTAGTTCTGCAATTTCTTCTGCAAGTGGTTCTGCTACCTGTCTAGAAGTTACAGCATCAGCATACCCAGCAAGCTTTTTAGCTTTTACTAAGTTGCCTCCAGCTTCCTCAAATAGTACATCAAGGAACTTCTGTTGTTTTTCTGTTAAGTTTCTAGCCATTATGCCACCATATACATTATAAAGCCTAAAGTACCGAATCCTAAAATTAAAAGCAGTCCTGAAATAGCCCAAGTGATTATTGCTTCTTGCATCTCAGCTTTACGGTACTCTTGTTCTTTCTTTTGTTTTCTTATTTTAGCTTCTGTAGCTACAAGTTCATCCCAAGCAGATGGACCCATAGTAAAGCTAATGTAGTCCTTAAGCTCTTTTCGCATTTGTTCAGCTTTACGTTTAGCTGCAAATACTTCCATAGCTTCGGCTTCTACAGAACCACCCAATGTTTTCCACCACGGAGGGTTCTTTACTTGCTTTTCAGCTTGACCTAGATCAGACATGTGGCCAGCCCATTTAGTTAGCTGGCTCGACATATCCTGTAGGTCTTTGCCAATAGCAAAACCTTTTTTAAGTGCGTTGAAGGCAACTGTAGCCCCACTGATTATTGTAACTGGGTCCACGAGTCTCCTCCCAAAGAACTCACTTCACACCTTCGTGTACTACTCTTTTAATATCACCACGTCCGATACCTAAATCATTTAGTTCACGGTCTGACATTCTCCACAGGTGCATTTCTGCGATACGTGCATTAGCCTGACGTTGACGTGCTTCGATTAGTCTTTCAAAAAATTTTCTCATTGTTGTCTCCATAAATTACTGCATTTGCAGCTTACAGAGACTAGTTTTACACATATAGTTATACTATACTATAGACAATATTGCAAGTCCGTTATGCAATACTAGTAACCTATACTAGTAAAAGTTTCAGTTATTGTAATAATAGAGTCGATATGCCCTGCAGAATTAGCAGTTAATTGTATTTTATCGCCAGGTTGTAAAACAAGATCTATATTATCAAACTGTAAAAATTCACCAGAAGACAAGTTTTTACCACTGACAAATGCTGAGGTATAAGACTCATCATCGTCATACCATTTTACATCTACACTATTACTGCTACCACCAGAGTTATTTACAAGTATGTAAGTTATCTCTGCTGTACAGTTTGCAGGGCAAGTGTAGATGTCATCTGTAGTAGTTGTAGTGGTATGTCCCCATACCGACTTTCTACGTGCAGGTCTTCCAATAGAATATTGGGTCATTTCTTCTTAGTAACCTTTTTAAGTGTTTTGACTACCCAAGCTTCATTTACTTCAGTCTCAGGGTCATCAGCAATAAAGTGTCCGTTTTCATCACGAGCACGAACCATCTCTAGTTCAGGTTCTTTCTTAGGTGCAGCTTTCTTTTTCTTTGCTTTAGGTTTTTCTTCTGCAGTTTCAGCAAACTTAAGAACTTCAGGATCTTTAGTTTCCCAAACACCATTAATCTTTTCTGCAAGAACATCACCCATCTTGCTTACAATTCTATTACCTTCTAGTTTCATAATTACCTCTTTTTAGCCATTCCGCCGTAGAACATACCAGCTTTACGATAGTCGGCCATGCCGCCTTTATTATATCTACCTTGTTTCATTTGCATACCACCCTTAGAGTTTCCAGACTTAAGAGTTGATTGATAAGCTTTCATTGCTTCTTTCATGGTGTCATATTTATCACCATTTTCTTTATACCAAGCATTAAACTTTTCACCAGATGAAGGTCCACGTTTATCACGGCTAATACGTTTATTTTGATCAGCTACAATTCGGGTTACTTCGGCACGAGTAATAGCCTTGTCAGCAACATCCTTAATCTCTCTGTCAGACATAGCTTTATTTGCTTTATCTACTTCATCTTTTTCAGCTTTAGTCATCACACCCATACCTGGACCTGCAGACTCTGAGCCTGGACGTAGCTTAGGACGTGGAGAAGAGTCAAGACCGCCTTTGATATCTTTACCTTTAGCATTAGCCCAAGCAGTAAGTGCTGAACCTGTATACTTACCCTTGTTCTTTTTTTTCCAGGCATCTAGCTGCTCTTTAGTAACAGCAAGTTTTTTCTTACCGTCCTTACCTACAAAGTACATTGATCCTGCTTTTTGGGCAGCAGCAACCGACTTATATTTTTTGTAATCTTTAGCCATAACTATTTCTTTGCCATCCTATTAGGTTTTACAGAAGCTCCACAGTTTGCCATACCACCGTGTTTAAAGCCCATTCTTTTTACTACTTGTGGAGCTACTTTACGTAGTGCTTTAATACCTGAATTAGGATTTTTACCTGTATCTCCACCTTTATTCATACCCATGTGATAACCTTTACCACCACAATGAGAACATCCTGCCCCTTTACATTGGGGACAGGTAACCTTTTTACCTTTAGCCATACCGCCCTCTGCTGCTCTAAATTTTGCTGTTTTCTTTGCTATACTTTTTGGCTGTTTTACAAACTGTTTGCCAGCCTTTGTACCTTCACGTTTTGCTTTAGTGGTAGCTGCATACTCTGCAGACGACAAAGACTTGATTGCAGCCTCGGGTAAGTACCGTTCTCCAGTCTTACCACTAGGCTTGCCACTCTTTGTGCGCCACTTCTGCTTTGTCCAATTTTTTAATGACTTTTGAGGAGCCTTCATGATTTGTAGCCCCCACCTTTTGCTTTATATTGTTTTGCAACCATCTGGGCTTTTCTCGCAGACCATTGTCCAGGTTTGCCACCTTTTGAACCCGCCTTGACTTTTTGTACAAGCTTTCTACGCATTCCAGGTTTTGTGTAGTTACCAGCAGCATTAATAGTATCTCCGCCTTTAGACATACCTGTACGTTTTTTCTTAGCTGCTGCTTTCTTTTTAGCAATAGCTACAGCTGCTTGTTGTGCTCTGGATTTGTATGGCATTACGAACTTGTCCCTACTTCAAAACATGCTGGTACAGCATATATTCCTTTTTGTAACATATTAACAGCTACAGCTTCTGCTTCTTCTAAACAAGATTTTTCACTATAAAACGCCTCTGGTTTAG